CCCCGGTGGCATCGACGGTCCAGCCGACCTCGACGGTCTGGTGGGTGTCCGCCGACTCGACCGTCAGTTCGGTCAGCGAATGGAAGTCGCCGGCCGCCACCGTCGGCGCGGCAATGGACAGGTTGGCGAAGATACCCGTGTTGGAGATCGCCTGAGAGGCCTTTGCGTAGAAGAAGAACGGGCCGGAGGCCTGTGCAGGAGTTTCGACTGCTGCAATACCACCTCCCGTAAGTAGGAGGGACACACCTAGTACGGTAGCAAGCTTCTTAAGCATTACATTCCTTTCTATATTTGTGCAACGCTCGTTAGGCGTTGGCTACAACCGTTTTCCAAAACTCTGTGTCTTCATACTTTGTAGGGTCGAAGAAACCCATGTCAGCAGCCTTCTCACCGTACAGCGCCAGTGCAGCATCGTGAATGGCTTCAAGTCTCTCGACACAGGTGCCACACCTGCCGCAGTGGATCTCTCCACCCTTATAGCAACTCCAGGTGTCAGCGAGAGGTACCTCGAGTTCGAAGGCACGCTGGGCGATATCCGTCTTGGTCGCGTGCATGAAGGGTGTATACAGGAATGAACGTAGCTGCGTGTATTCGAGCTTGTTGTTTTCGAAGGGACCGAAGCCCTCGTTGCCTGCGAGGATAGCTGCGTCTATGAGTTGCATGAACTTCGGACGACAGTCAGGATACACGAAGTGATCGCCCGCGTGAACACCAGTAGCAACACACTTATAACTGTTATTGACAGCTACACCTGCCGCGATGGACAACATGATCATGTTACGGTTAGGAACGACTGTCAGCTTCATGTTGTCTTCGGCGTAGTGTCCCTCAGGGACGTCGATGAACTCTTCGTTCTTTTGTACCTCATAGTCCTGCGCGCCTGTTCTTACGATGGTGTCAGGCTGCGACGTGAGTGACGAGTTGCTGATCAGGCGCGTAAGTCCAGTGAGGTCAACGATGTCGTGCCGTAGGCCAAGCTTGAAGGCTGTTTCGCCTGCGTACTGAAGTTCCTTCTTGTGTCGCTGTCCGTAGTCAAAAGACAGTAGGTGAGGTTCATAGCTTAGATTAACCATTTCGTATACTAGAGTCGTTGAGTCGAGCCCGCCACTAAAGATCGCTACGCTATCAGACCGCATGATAGAAGGTTCCTCTTCCTTGTTTATTGATCGATACAAGCCCACGTTGTTCCAAAGTTGAGAAGACTGCATCTGCTTCTCTTGCTGACAAATGGTAATTACGCATCAGTCTACTACGACTGATACCAGGCGAGCGCTTGATATTTTCCATTACGGTTTCGAGTTGGTTCTCAGCAACGCTCTTGCCAACACCATTTACCACATCGATTGCATATTCACGCCAACCGATAGCGTATTTGATTGCCAGCAACATGTCATCGAGTTCTATCTCGACGTCCTCTTTCAACTTCCTAGCAGCTGATAAAAGCACAGCTGCTTTTAGTGCTGACTTTGCAAGTCTATCGAACAGAGGCGTCATTAGTTCCGGCCGCTCTGTTTTTAGTCCTGCGTCAAGCATTTGTCGTTCGAAGTTGTTGTAGCGATCCCACGCTTCTTGTGAGAGAACGGCATCACATCTTTTCTGTCCTGGTATCTGTACTCCGTTACCTAGCACCGTCATAGTGGGTGCGTGGTAGAAATTGTATAACTCAGTCATCGTGTCGACAAGTGCTTCTCGTCCCGACGTATCTAGGTCTGTTGGTGGACCCATCGGTCGAACTCGGCTAGCGTCGGACTCTGCAGTGAGGAAGAGAAAACGAGGGATGAACCCTGAACTGATGTGGTCGAACTTGAGGAGCTGTTGTACGCGTGTTCTAATACCACCAGCAAACACAATGAGTACTGGGTCTCGTACTTCGATAGTCTCTTTCCGTAGCATTCGTTTTTGCAGTTTACCATCGTATAGTTTAGTGAGAACCTCAGCCATTCCTGCATAGTAGTCCTTCTTCGTGATCTGTTCTAGTAGGCCACTAAATTCGTCCCGTAGGAACATAGAAGGTCTACCAGGACGCGTCGAAAGACCCTGCATCAAACCTTCAATGGAACCATCTGTTGCCATTACGATATCACTGTCGACTTCGATTAGTAGATCAGTTGCAATATCCATCGCAGTTGATTTACGTGTTAGTGTTGTGTCGGCAAGAATCATGAACCAAAGATTAGGTATAATGCGACCGAAAGCGGTAGGCAGACTAACATTGCCAGCAAGCAGAGAGCTAAGAATAATAAATGCTCCCCCTTGATGGTATTGAGTCGCTGCATCACCCAAACTAGAAGCCCAATCGATATACTCTTCAACGAACGTTCTGACATGTGCTACTCTCTCAAACTCTTCGTCAGTAAGTAGTTTATCCTCGATAGGTGAGACAACGTCATGTTGATGTACGTGCTTGTCATGTTGTGCTGATGCTCTACAAACATCGGCCCAGACATACTCGTTGCCGAGACCGTCTCGGATGAACTTGTTACATCTGGCGTCAAGCGACACCTTGAGTACTTGTTCGCGTGTCATACCTGCTTCGAAGCAGAACATTTCAAGCTTGTAAAGCGTCTTAGACCAGTCATCTGTTGGTATGTTGTCATGTATTTCAAAGGCGATAGTTGGTAGCTTTGCCCTAAAGTTGTCCATGATCTCTCGACCAGTACTTGAGGGTATCTCTTCCGGATAGGGTAGTGGCGCATGACTCTTAATGTTTACAGCTGGATATTGCTCAAACTCAGTGACTCGATACCATGCATGCGCGGACCCCAGTAAGGCAATATCCACAGGGCCGACGTCGGTGTCGATATACTTATAATTCTTGGTCATAGGAACTCTCAACAGCTGTGAGAGGTCCCAGCCAGAACGATCTGCACCTTGATCCGCATAGTTGTATGCCAAGCGCTTACTGATATCTTCAACGACTGAGGGGTCGAGCGTTAAATCATCTAGCGCCCAGAGCGCTTGGAATCTACCTGGAGATGTCTCCCAAGACAGCGTAGGGATAGGATCTACTTCATCAGGACGACACTCATCTAGATCAGCCCACACTGTAGGGCACATGTATACATTATCAGCTGTTCTGCTTTGCGACTTGAAGGTATGAGGACAAAAGTAAATGTCGTGTTCACCGTGAACAATGTTCGTGTTAAGATCATTTACCATGTATTCGAACTGGTCTGGCATGTTGTACCAGTGTTCGGTCATTCGCTTGGCGGCGCCACGTGTGAGCGTAGTTATACAAAACCAACCGCTAGCTCGTCCTAATGCGGATCTGAGAAAGCCTCTACGAACATCGTCGGGTGAAGCACCAAGTTCCATGTCACCCCCTATCTAGCGTGAAACGGCGGAAGCTACACCTCTACTGAACACTAGTAACTGACTCCCCGTTGATCAAACGGATCGAGACGCACTTAAGCTATCTACGTCGCCAGCTTTCGTAACTTCGGTAGCTTCCGCCGCGCTTATGATGGAACTACTTATTACGGGGCGAGCGAGTTCGCCTGCGTGATACTGTTCGAGCTCTTGTCAGGGAAGTAACCCTTCACCTGCAGTCGCGCATCGTAGGTCTTCGACTCACCCGTAACAGGGTCGAGGACCGTATTGCTCTTACCCATACCGAGTCGTACGATGAGCGTCTTACCCGTAAGCTCTGCTGCAGGAATAATCCTTAGACTGCCAGAGGAGACGGGGTACCCAAGGGCCTTAACAGCCTGCACGTAGGTGTACATAGCCCCTTCCCAGAGGCACCAGTAGTCACCAAAGATCTGAGCACCCTTGTGCTGTCCATCCTGCACCTTGTAGGTCACGTTGTACATCGGCTTGCCTGCGTTCTTAGACGACTTCGAACGCTGCACCTGAATCTTGAAGATGGCTACACGGTACTTCCCCGCAACGAGATCAGGGAACGACTCAGCTTCAGCTTCCTGCTTGGAGAGGTTGACACGAAGGTCGGAGAGATCGATCTCCTCCGGACCCTCAGTGTCCCGCTCGTCGTTACCAGGACCGCCAGCACCATCGGGAAGCAGGTCAGCCTCGTCGCCCCAGTCAGTGTCGTCAGCAACAGTATAGGTCACAGTAGGCTCCTGGAAAGTTGCAGCGGGAACGGTCATTTCGTCATTCTCCTGAATAGCATTACTCTGCGGGTCGTTCATATCGTCGACCGTATCAGTTGTCATTTCTTCGCTCCATAGATCTTAGAGTAGATGTGCTTCATTGTCATATCTTGAATGATTGGCGGCAAGTGGTCCGATCGGTCTTTTGCAATGATGAGTTCGCTTGCAGCGCTCAGCAGTAGACGCTTCTCGACCATTCTCTTCTTCTCAGGATCGGTCTGGTCAGCTACCTCCTTGACGTACATGTAGAGGACGACATCGAAGAAGCCTGCGATCTGTCGTGCAAGCTTGCCAGGCAGATCAGGACTCTTCGAGACCTTACCAGTCATTTCGTTTTGCTGATCCTTGACGTGGAGAGTCATCAGGAAGTTCAGCGGCAGATCACGGAACCCGCGTACCATCTGTCGAAAGTGATCCTGTGTGATTCCCCACTCACGGAAGCTCGGTACGGCCTCATCGCGTACCTCACCTTTGTCAGCAGCGATCTTGGCGGCCTGCTTCATGACAGCCGCCTGATCGTACTTCTGTGCCTCAGTACCCGTATCGAGGATCACCGTCTGGTAGCCATGATCCATACCAGAAGCTAGGTCACGCTGTACGTTCATGACCTGATCCCAATTCTTAATCGGGATGCGCTCGACGTTCGGGTACAGCTCCTGTGCTGATAGAGCACCACCATCAACATCGAGAAGAAGTACCCTACGCATCTCTGGTACAGCATCAGCTGATGCACATAGACGCGTCTTGCCAACACCTGGAAGGCCATAGATGATGGCGTTGATCCTCGGCGCCATATCCTGGAGCTTCTGGATCTTAATCCCACCTAGAGATGTAGGCGTCAGGTTAGTGATTGTCATTTACATCGCGTCATTCAAGAATGCTTCGAACCGCTTAGCGTTTTCGCAGAGCGTTGCAACGGGATCGTCATCGTCAGGATCGAGCGTGAAGTTCCTTGCTTCGATAGCAAGCTTCATGCAGAAGGCACGACGCTCGTAGACATTATTGATCTGTGCATGCTTATGAGGGTTGTACTCTTCCCCGATTTGTACCTTACCACTCAAGGTAATGTTACTGTAGTCAGTCATTCCTAGCCCTTCTGAGGTTTATCCGTATTGGATGCAGCCGTTTCATAGTAGAGCTTCTCGCGCTTATCGAAGAGAGACGTAAGCGTATACATATAGTCTTCACCACGATCTTTGCCTAGACAAGGTTCTTTAAAAGCACAGAAACCGCATGAGAAGCGTCCTGACGACTTGTAGAGACGGATTTGAGGATTAGTAATCTCTTCCGCTTCCCAGGCAATCTGAATACCAGCAGCTTTGAGCTCCGACTCATTACGATGGATAGTGTGACGCTTGTAGAAGACATTGTTCTCTTCTAGGTACTGAATGTACTCGTCGTACAATCCCGCAGCAAACCCTTGAGGGTCGTTTTCCTCTACGGTCGTCTTGTACACTTCGTAGTCGTACGTCTTCTGTTTGTTCTGGCTGTATAGCGCACCCTTGTACGGACGCTTCAGAGGCTCAGGCTCTTCGGCCATGGCCTTCTTCTGCTCGTGGTAGATGAATCCTGCTACATCGATACCAAGAGTCCAAAGGGCCCAACAGTAGCCGGTGATCTGATCGTCGAACCAAAGGTAGTCATCTGGAGAACCTGGATCACCTGTCGACAAGCGTGCAGCAGTCTTCCAGTCGAAGATCCAATACCGCCCGTAGATGTCCTGGGCAAGCATGTCGATACGGCCACCGAACGTTACCGGCAGACCTCTCCACTTGTCTCGACCGTGTACCGACTCAAGGGCATCGAGATGCTCTGCGTGACCTTCGCCTAGCGACTTGTTATACGCTCGCCACTTCTTCCAGCAACGATTACAATTGCACCAGATCGTCTGATCGTTCTCGTCCTTAATCGGGACTTCGAACTTGACCTCAACACCAATAGGTGTATAGGTCTCATGATCCAGCTCGGCAGAGACCTTGAACATCTCTCGAAGCATACCTTGACCGAGAATAACACGCTCTGCGTAGTCCTGTTCAACTTCCTCGTCGGTAGTGAACTGCTGAATCTTACCGAGGCGGACACCCTCATGGTAGGCCTTGAGCTGCTTCAAACATTCGTAGCGGAAGACCTGCAGAGTTTCGATCTGTCGAATTTCTCTATCATTACCCCAGAAGTCAGGGTCGTACCAAAATTCACACGCCTTGTGATATGCAATGCCAAACTCGAGAGGCTTAGCAGTTGTTGTAGGGTACCACATATCCCGAAAGATCCACGACCACCGACGACGACATCCTCGGAAACTTCTACGTTCAGATACATGAATTGAGTGTACTAAGTTTTTGTCAATATATTCGTTGATTTCCAATTTCACACCTCCTTAATACAATTAATTATAGTGGGTTACTATTGAAAAAGCTAGATGGCAATTTGGGTGTTACATGCATTCAGGAGGCCCCGGACAATCGCTGTCATTATGCCCCTGTGGTTCTTTGTCCTCTACGGGGGCCCCGTGCGCCCACATCGGAGGTGGTACCTTGTACTCAACGCCTTCGACGGTAAACGTCTCCGGGTCAGGAGTGGGAGGGATGACCGTGACGCTCTCGGGTCCAGCCAGAATGATGAAGTTGACATCAGGTGCCCACTGCTTCAGATACTGTGTAACCTGTCCGACGTCATTCTGTGATGCACTCCGTGGAAGCAAAACCATAACCCTATCACCTGGCTCGACCTTGATAGCGATCGGATCCTTCTGCTGTTGCGGTCCATACCTGCTAAGGTCGGGAACGCTCATGCTTACACCCCTAGGTAGTTCCATTACTTCTCCTTAGGATAAGGTGATTGATCTGTTCGATCGGCACGAAAGCCAAGGCAGTATGTACGATTCGAAGGTGTCTCTTCGGGATTGAGTAGGTTGCGTGGGTGTTGGAACTGGTGCGGATGAGGCTTCTTACACTGTGGACAAACTAGCCAGCCGTAGTTGAGTGACCTAACAGGACTACACTGCAAGCCTGGTTCACCCTTAGCAATAGGGTTAGGCAGCTTCCATGGCGGATGACATTCGCAGAGCTTCGTCGGGTCAGCCCACATCGCAATGGCTTCTGCCTCGGTACCTGCATACCTAATGGTGTCGTTGGGGTCGCTAAGGCCTCCATCATTAACTTCGTAGCCGTAGAAAGCTGTACTGGTCTTGATTGCTGCAACGAAGGCATCAGCTTCCTTGTTGTCTTCGAAGCGTAGCATTACAAACCTAGCCATGTTAACTCCTTTCGCGGCGCCGGTAGGATTCGAACCTACGCTTTCCGTCTTCCTCTGGGTTTGAGGAGGCTACCTATCGGTAGCACGGCGCCGAGCTTATCTAGAGGAGATGACCATATGACTCGCCACGAGCCTGAGAGGCCTTTGCATCGAGGAATGCCTCGTTGGGACCCAGCTCTTCAGCTGTTACGCCCAAATCCTCGTCTTCGTCGTCGGACTCTTTTTCTTCGGGGAAGAGTTCCGTGTCGCGTTCCTTGTTGTTAGGATCGACAGGCATTACTCCTTCGACAACACCATCGACGTACTCTACGAGTTCGACTTCGTAGTAAGGATCATCTTCGTCGCCCTGGATATCCTCAAAGGTGAAGTCTTCCTCTTCCAAGCTCTTAAGGTCGTACAAAGCAGCCATGTGAATGTTGACGACGTCGTGCTCCTGGTACTCGGCCTCGTCCTGATCGGCCACATCGTAGGTGATCGTCTGCGTCTTAGTGATGCGAATCTGCAAAGTCATTTACCTGTCTCCTTTTTAGGAATTGTGTTCCAGAATCGACTTGCCAATGTAGTAGCCGTGTCAGGTGCTACGGGGTAGAACTCGTGTTGCACGCCTCTACAAGGAACAGCCCTCCTGTGCATATGGATTACTGATTCTTCTGCCTCGAAACCGCCGTACTTATTGTCAGGTCTCGTACGTGCATTTGCTTGTTCACGCATTACTGCAAGGTCAGTAACACTTTCGACATGGTAGAAGTGATGCATCAACCCTCCTAGCTTTCACTTTATCCATTCGAATAGTCCTGCACAAAGAGCCAGCGTTATTACTGTAGTACAGAGGCAGAAAACAGATAGAAAGAAAGCGCCTGACCAATCATTATTGTTGGACACTAGATATATGCTCCTTCCGGAATCTGCTCATCTACTCTATCTCCTAGGAGCTTCTTGATGAAATTCCAGCTGGCAGTTAGCTTGGTTAGCTTACCAAGGTCGACTGTATTTTTAGCTACGATGTCGATTACCTGTACAGCTTCCTTCTGCCCGATGCGGTGCAGACGATCCTCTGCCTGCTTATTAATTGCAGGTGACCAGGATCGATCGAGGAAGATAACGGTCGAGGCAGCGGTAAGCGTAATTCCAACGCCGCCTGCTTGAATGGTGCCTGTGAAGACTCGGAGGTCGCCCCTCTGAAAGGCTGCGACCATGTCACCACGATCACTCTGCGCTGTGTCGCCAGTAAGAATCCCATACGGAATGTTCTTAGCAAACAGGCGCTTCTCGAAGAGTTTAACGACTTGCTTTGACTGACTGAATACAACAAATTGCTTCTCAGGATTTGCATCCAAAATTTCCATCAATGCGTCGAGCTTGGAACTAGGATCGATTAGTCTTACCTGGCGTACGTCTACGATCTTCCAAGATCCGTCTGGCTGCCTCTTTCTTTGTTTGACCCAAGTGACTTCTGCGTACGCGCAAGCCAATTGCTGTAGACGAATCAGCTTAACGATTGCTTGACTTGCAGCTAGTGGCTCGTCTTCGTGTTCACCTACCCACGTGAGCATCTCAGTCTTCATCTGATTATACACACGTCGTTGTTGCGGGCCTAGATCTACCTTGATCGTCGTATAGTACTTATCAGGTAGATCTTCGAGTACATCTTCTTTGAGTCGACGTACGTAGTATGGTGCGATCTCTGTCAGCAGCTCTTGTTCGTGAGCGATACCCATAATAACGCTGAAAGGTACCTTGTGATCCTTAAAGCATATGTTACCACCTCCCATATTGGCAGGGCAATCACCTCCAGCGACGTGGTACACCGAAATGACGTGATGATTAAAGAATCGATGGTAACTAGTAAACCGCTTAGGCTTAGCCCAATTTAGTAGCGACCAAAGCTGTTGGGGCTTCGAAGTCATAGGTGTACCAGTCAACTGCGTAAGGTACTGCCATGGTATCTTCTTAGACTTAACAGTTACCTGCGCCTCTCGATTTCCGACGCGATGGGCTTCGTCCGCTACTACGTGGAACCACTTGTGCTTCAGCAGTTCAGGAATCATACGAACTACATCCCAATGCATGATGTAGACGTCGTACGTCCCCTTCTCAACGGCCGTTTCGAACGCTGGTCGATTCTTACGGTCGATTGTAAAGACTTTGAGTTTGGGTGCCCACTCGGCAAAGTGATCGACCCAGCTAGAGATAACGGACAATGGACAGAGCACGAGAGTCTTCTTAACGCCTTGATGCTTCTTACGCCGAAGTGTATCGAGA